CATCAGTATAGATGTTTATTTCATACATTAGCTTCCTCCTGCTTTATAATATAAATCTCGTGTTAACTTAACGTCAGTCATTGCGTCATGTAGATCAAGAGCATCAACATCGACACCAAACACTCGCGCTGCGTCACCTAGTTTATGCTTTCTGCTTTCTAGCCATTTATTCGGCTCAGCCATAAAACAAAGCGCCGCGACATCTATTGGCGGAAAGCTGCAGTACGATCCAAAGTATGGAAAGCCGAGCATCTCACACCAAGCAAACACGAAGTCCCAGTCAAACCTAGCGTTGTATCCAATAAAAGCAAGCTTGTCGTTGTAGTCAAAGCGATCTACAACTTTGTCTAAGTCTGCCTTAAGCTTGTCGAGAGCAACGCTCGGATCGTAACACAGCGCGCCTGCGTTAGTGCTGTGCTGTTTAAGCCAAGCGTGCTGCATTGTTAAAGCAGCCTTGTCCCATTGCCGCGTTGCTGGCGGCGTAATGCGCAGATTGCTTGTCTGTACAGCTTGCCCGTCGATGTCTATGATATACGCTAGCTGCCAAATGCTGCATGTCCGTGAGTCTAAGCCGGTAGTCTCAACATCAACAAACAATTTCTTTTTTATTGGTTCTATCATTTTAACTTCCTCTCACATAAGACGTATATTGTCCTGGTTCTCGCTCATTCGCCCGACGCACAAACTCAGCGCGGAACTCCGGCTCGATGTCAAAACCAAAGCCAGAGCAGCGAATATTTGCGGCTGCTAGCAGCGCATTACCACTACCGAGAAACGGCACTAGCACTTTACTGTTTGGCAAAACCAACGCCGACATTACTTCTTGCAAGAGCTCTATCGGCTTTTCTGTTGGGTGCGTGCGTAAGCTCTGCGAGACTATTGGAAATGTAAAGACATTTCCGCCAATGCGATTAGGATTGACAGGCCGCGCTGGATCTCGTCCGACGTACAAAATCGGCTCGTAGTGGTTAGCGAGAAAGCGCTGAGGCGGGATTGCGTTGTTTTTCACCCAAATTGCAGGCACGCTACGCGGAGCAAGATTTAGTTCAGACAAAACAGCAATAATGTCATGCTGATACTTGTAATCATGCCAAATAACCATCCAGCCGGTGTCTTTTAGAGTCTTTGCGCACAGCATTAATACTGTAGTGCACCATGACAAATACGAAGCGTCAGAGTCAAAAGCATTATAGCTTCCTGTAACCTGCTGCGCCATTTCAACAGGAATTCTATACCTACGGCGAAGCTCGACATTGTAAGGCCAATCAAGATCGATGTAGTCAATAGACGCAGGCGGAACTTCTGCCAGACCCTCCAACGCGTCGCGCAGAATATACGACTCGCAAAGCTTAGCTCGAATTTCGTCGACTGGTTGAGGCTCGACAGATATCTCAGCGTAGACACGCTTTGCGATGTGTTCCGCCACACGTTGAGCGTCGGCCGCAGTACAACATTTTTCAAGCTCTGGCATTATTTCTAGACACTCTGCAAGTTCTAGCATTCGTGCTGTATGCACAGGCGTAAAGCCAACAAGTTCTGCGGTTTTTTGCTTTGACCAACCGACGTCGTTTGTCTTTCCATGCCCAACAGCTTCACCATGAATGTCAGTTTCAGTTTCATGAATAGCTTTCACGAGCCGATGCTGCTCTTGCCAAGTGAGTTGCTCACGCTGAATGTTTTCCACTAGTTCGACAAGCTTGCGCTCGCGAGTGTCGGATGTATAATCATACACAGTGCAAGGAACAAGCTGCCAAGCAAGTGGATCTTCGTTACGCAGCTGCTGCAAAGCTTTGTATCGACGACCACCGCATAAAAGTGTGTAAGGCTCTTCGCCGTTTTCTTGTCGCATGACAGTTAAGGGATTGATAAGACCTTGCTTCTTAATGCTGTCTGCAAGGTCTTCTATTTTTTCGTACTTGCGACGAGCTCGCTCATCTATAATGATGTCAACAAACGGAATCAACTCTATTTCAGTTTTTGTTTTCATTAATTAAGCCCTCCAAGAGCTTTATTAAAATATTACGGTCGTCGCTGGTCATGCTGTTTATTATTGAAGTTAATGGTGGCTGCTTGGCTACTCTTGCTTTGGGTGCAGCTTTTGATCTTTGCGTAAGAAAAATTGCTCGTCTGGCGTTACGCCGTGCAAGAACGAGTGTTTCCATTTCGGAAAGTGAGTTAGACAAGTAGTCTCTGCAGATTTCTGCGAGGTTCATTTTGGCAGCTCTCCTTCTAAAATATTGTGAAGGTCTGGATTTTCTTCCATAAGAGCTCGAGCTTCGGCCAGCAAGCTTACAGTTTTGTAGCGAATCAGCATTAGCCCTATCGGGCCAAATTCTTTCGAGATAGCCAGAATGTCTGACAAGACAGGCTCCAAAATGTCATTTCGCTGACCATACGGAAAATATTTACGAAAGTCTTCCGCAAACTCCGACGAGACACCAATGATAAGCCGACTGTCGCGTTTGATGTTTTCATAAGGCATCAGATATCCTCCCTTCAAGAGGTGGCAATGGAGTTGCTATGTTTTTAAGGCAAGCAACAGAGCAAAAAACTTCACACTCTCTGCAGTTGGTTGGGTTATTAGCAAATAACCATCCGCGTTGTATTGCGTTTCTGTCGCAAAGATCATTTTTATGATCGATTTCAACTATTAATTCCTTCCCGCAGTTTCTGCAGCTGTAAATTGTTTGCGTAAACACTCTTGTTATCCAAGGCATTTTAGCTCCTTTCTCGCTTTGGCTAGAGCACCCACTCTCTAGCAACCCTCGGCCAAAAGCCGCGCACCCATCAGAGTTGTAGCTCTCAAAGCTTACCGACCTATGCCGTATCGCATTACGTTATTTTGCGGAAGCCCCTCTTGATCTTCGCGCACTCCAACAACGACGAACCCTTCATGCCCGACAAGCGTATTCATTGGACTGTCGGACAAATCGAGGACAATGTCGCCATCGACAGCGATGCCGAAAGCAACCAGCATTTTTTTGATACGAAGCATCTTGTTGTTTCGCTGTAAATCATCATCTTCGTCGTTCGGATACGGAAGATATTCTCGTATTGGCGCCTTCATTATGTCAACACGATGCTCAAGCTGCAAGCTGATGCTGAGATTTCCGGCTTTGCTTTCGTGCCAGGAAGCTTTTGTAATTTTCACCGGCACTTCCTCGCCAGAGGCATACAGCTCTGGGGTGAACACATTCGAGAAGTTAAGCGTGACTACCTGCATCATTGTGTTTGGGGGCATTGGACGCCCTCCTTTCAAGAGTAAGATTCGCGAGCCGAAGCTCTGCGATCAAGATACTTCTGGTATGATGTTATCTAGCCAAAAATTCAACAGACTTCTCCTTTCTGACTAACAAAATGTTAGGCAGTTAAAATCTTCTTTCCGAAGCTCGGCTTATCCTCGTACTTCCATCCGACCTTTGCGAGGATTTTGTGAATATCGGGCTCTTCAAAAATTTCCAGTTTGCCCTCGCCGATGCGAGTCTTTGCGCCGTACTTGCCATCAGCGTGAACCTGCAACACGTAGCGTATCCACACCTCCATAAACTGATTAGGGATATGAATTGCTTGCTGTCCTGCTAAAGCTGGCATAGTTTCTGCAGTTAGCTCTACTTCGTCTCGCTCGAGTGCTATATGTCCTGTCATGATGACGTCGCAGGGAAGAGCCATAACACCTTTTATATCGTCAACAAAAGTACGAAGCTGCACGCCGTAAGCCGTCTGCGTTGGCACGTCAAGATTGTTTTGCTTCGTCAATGACGACATCCGTACAATAGCGTTCATCATGCTAAGACCAAAGTTTGTCAAGCTGTCAATGGCGTACGTGCCAACACAGTCAAAGAAGTTAGCGGCTTTCAACTCATCATACCGCTTGCACCAGTCGATATACGCGTGTGGCTTTTTCATGCTATCTGAGCTGAAATCTTCTACCAATAAATCGCCGCGTTCAATGAGCGGCAAGAGCGCACTTGTTGTCCATCCACAAGGGTCGAAGCAGTGAAGCAGGATTGGCTTACGCGCCGTGCTGATGAGCCTTGTCTTGCCAGTGCCTTGCTTGCCATAGACAATAGCGTTAAACTTCAAGCGGCTGCGAATTTGGAACATTCCTTTCACTAATCTCGTTGCACGACTTAAAGCAGTCTTCGTTTTCATCGTCGTACTCGTCGCGGTCGTCGTACTCGTCGGGATCGTCTTGCTCAATCTCCACGCCGTCTTCATCGCCTTCAATATAGTCATCGTTTTCTAGCATTGCTTTGCCCTCCTTTCAATAGAGTAGCATTTATTTTACTTCAATCATGATTTGATTGTGCTCGTTGATTTCAGTCAACGGATTCCAGATTCGCTTCGTGAAGCCTTGCGGCATGTCATCAATGTGATGCAGCGGGTTGTGCCTTGCGCAGCATAACATAAAGTACGGACATCCGCCCCAGTTGCCGCAACCAGTGTCGTCGTAAGGAAAAGCTTTAAGCGCTTGATCCTCTTCGAGGTTGGTGGCTTGTAAAAGCTCGAACTCGTTGAACACAGCGTCGTACCATCGACGAACGTTCACAACCCAAGAGCTAAGAGCTTCTGCCGTCCGACGAACGGGCACTCGCATGAACTCGATGTCTTTGTCATTGGCATAAACGCCGCCGTCTTTCTTAGTTCGTGGAGGGTTGCGAAAGCAAACGCCGTCGATAACAATGCCGTTGATGCGGTTGGCTTCGCCGAAGAGGCAGTGAAGCACAGTTAAGTATGCAGACACTTGATAGCTCAGCGTCCATTGCTGCGCCCATGCTGTTCCAAGCACGTAGCCAGATGTTTTGAAGTCGTAAGCTGTGATGCCATCAGGTGTGTTAACAATGGCGTCCATCTTAAACGCAAGCGTTCGCCCACCGCCGAGGCTAATCGTGCCACCGGTTTCCGTAAAAAGAACCTCGTACTCAACCCGACCGCGATACTGCTCGACGTATATAGCAAGCGCTCGAAGCAGGTTAGGCAAGGTCTTTGGCGACATTAGCACCAGCACTTCTCTTGGAGTGTCTGAGAACTCTTCGTCCCACAAGCGGACAAGCGCGTCTAGCGCTGCGTCTCGCGCATCGTCGCTGAAATGTCCATTCCACACAAGTTCCATAGCTTTGTGCCAAATAGCGCCAACGCGCAAATGATACGAAGGCTTTGTCCAACCAAGCACGTGAGTGTAAAAAAACTTGCGCGGGCATTCACGAAAATCGTGAAGTTTTGTGGAGTCGAGAACAAAAATGTCTGGATTAGATAGAAGAGTCATTGGAATCCTCCTGAGTGCTTTGCGGCTCGTAATGTCGGCTGCGGCAAGTTTCGTCGCAAAAGACGAGCTCGCCGTCT